GCTCTCTTCTGCGGATCGCAGTTCAGCGTGGAGGACAGGGGGTTGCCCGACATTCAAGCCTTCCCGTGGTCTTCGCACAAGCCGACCGGACACCCGGCCGAAAAGCCCGTCGACCTGATGCGGTTTTGCATCGACGCGACCTGCGGAGAGAACGCGACCGTCCTGGATCCATTCATGGGCAGCGGGACGACCGGCGTCGCGTGCATCCAGACGGGGCGGAAGTTCATTGGTTTCGAGTTGGACAAGGGATACTGCGAGCTGGCGGCGCGGCGAATCGCGGACGTAGGGCCACTGTTCCGGGCGTCTGAGGATGCGTGTGTGTGTCCTGAAAGGGCCGGGTTTCCGGTGCCGGAAATATGGCGATAACAGCGAACATGCCGGACTACGTGGTTCGCGGCGGTGCTGCCGAGGTGTTCGCAACCAAAGCCCGCGAGGTGCTAGTCGAAGGACCCGCCCGAACCGGCAAGACCCGCGCCCTTCTAGAGAAGGCGTACGCCGTCGCCCGGAAGTACCCCGGTGCCCGCGTGCTGCTGGTCCGCAAGACGCGAGCGAGCATGAGCGAATCGGTGTTGCAGACGCTGGAAGACTTCGTGATTGCCCCGAATGAACCATGGCTAGGCACGGCCAAGCGGACCCATCGCGAGGCGTACCGGCTCCCCAATGGCAGCGTGATTGTCCCCGGTGGCATGGACCACACGGACAAGATCATGAGTACCGAATGGGATCGGATCTTCTGTTTCGAGTGGACAGAGGCGTCGGAGAACGACCACGAGAAGCTGCTAACCCGTCTGTCCGCGAACGCCACCGCCTTCCGGCAAATCATGGTGGATTGCAACCCGCAGGCCCCTAGCCACTGGCTCAACCAGCGAGCGAACGCGGGCAAGATGCACCGGATCTGTAGCAAGCACTCCGACAACCCCAAGCTCCACGACGGGAAGGACTGGACCGCGTTGGGCGTCGAGTACCTACAGACGCTCGACGCTCTGACGGGTGTTCGTCGGGCGCGGCTGAAGGACGGCAAGTGGGCGCAGGCCGACGGGATCGTCTACCCTGAGTTTGACGCGAACACCCACGTCATCGACGCGATGCCAGCGGGGTGGGAGTCTTGGCGGAAGTACCGGGCGATCGACTTCGGCTATAACGACCCCTTCGTCTGCCTGTGGCTGGCGGACTCGGGCGAGGCCCTTTACGTCTACCGCGAGCTGTACATGAGCGGGCGGATTGTCGAGGACCACGCCAGGCACATCGTCAAGCTTTCCCAAAACGACCAGTACGCGAGGACGGTTGCGGATCACGACCGAGAAGACAGAGAGACGCTTGCTAGGCATGGGATCTTGACGGTGCCCGCAGAGAAAGCGATCGACCGTGGCATCGACGCCGTACGGTCGCGGTTGCGGATCGGACCCAACGGTAAACCGCGGTTATACTATTTGGCGTCGGCACTGGTAGAATACGATCGGAAGCTGGCGGATGCAATGCGGCCCACGTCCCTGCGGGACGAGTTTGACAGCTACATATGGGCCGTGCGGAGTGGTGGTTTGCAGAAAGAGACGCCGGTAGACGCGGACAATCACGGGATGGATGCATTGCGTTACGCGGTGATGGCGTTGTCATCCGGCTTTGGCGGTAGCTTTGTGGGAGTCGCATCATGGGACGACTTGTAGACATTCTGGCGGGCTTGGCAAAGGCCCTGCGTCGTCCCGTGACCGAGACGGACCAGCGGTACGTCGGGGCGACGGTTCGCACCGGCGAAGAGGTGAGCGGGAAGTATGACACGCTGAACCAGCGGGACGCGGTGCGGGTTGGCCGTGCGTCGGTCGGCACCATCGCGGTAGCCTGTAACCTGCTGGCGAACGCCTGCGCCCGTGGTGAGTTGAAGCTGTACCGCAAGGCCCGCACGTCGAAGGCTTCCAAGTCAATGGGGCAGGACGACGAGTCGGAAGAGGTTCTGGTTCACCCCGTACTGGACCTGCTGAAAGACCCTGACCCGGCGATGACTTCGGCGGAGTGGTTCAAGCTCCTCTACTGGTATCGCGAGGCGGCGGGCATCGCGTACATCTGGACTGGTGGAGACACCCCCACCGGGCTGTACCTGCTGGCCCCGCAATACACCCGGCCCGTGCTCGACCATCGCGAGGGCGTGACCCACTATCGCTACGGTCGCGAGAACTCCCGCCCGCTGGAAGTCCCCGCGTCGCAGGTTGTCGTCACCCGTTACAAGCCTGACCCCATGAACCCCATGCTCGCGTCCACTTGGCAGGATGCGGTGTGGCATTACGCTGACATGGAGTCGGCGGCGGTTACGTCGGAGCTTGCCCGGTGGAAGAACGGCGGGCAATACGGGATGATTCTTGGCGTCCCCAAGGAATCCACCGACGATTACGTCAAGCAAGTCACGATGGCGGTACGCCAGAAGGGCGGCCCGACGAACGCCGGTTCGGCCCTTGTGCTGCGAGAGCCCACCGTTATCCAAGCCAACAGCAAGCCCCACGAGATGAACTATGCGGCGGGGTTGGAGCGTGCCGAGAAGGCGATCTATGACGCGGCGGGCGTGCCCGAGAGCGTATGGCGGATGAACGACGCGAACCGGGCGAGCGCGACCACGGGCAACGCCGAATGGGGCCGGGTGGTCTACGAGCGGCAGTGTGCGGTGGCGTCTGACCTGACCGAATGGCTCCTCCCCATGTTCGGCGTGAAGCCTGGCGAGATGTGGTTCGCGTATGAGAACCCGGTGACGGAAGACGTTACTGCTGCGGCTACCCGGATGATCGGCGCGTTCACGGCGGGTTGTGTCACGGTCAATGAGGTGCGGGCGGTGCTTGGGCTTGACCCGGTGGACGATTCGTCGAACACGATGGGACGCCCCGCCCCAATGTTCCCCACGGCACCGATGCAGGAGGAAGAGGACGATGAGGACGAAACCGAAGATCAGCAAACGCCAGCAAGCGGCGATAACCCTGACGCTACCGGCGGAGATGGTCCCGGCGGTGGTGGAGATGGTTCTAGCCCCGAAGGTGGCGACGATGAGTCCGAGCCAGAGGATCAAGGCGACGCTGCCAAGGCTCGCGGTAAAGGGGCCAAGCCTCAACTAGTCGGGCGTTGGGAGTGGTCCGGCAAGTGCGGTTGCGGCAAGCGGCACGCCCGCAAGGCGGACCCGACCGATGAGAGCATCGAGGCCCGGATCTTCCGGGCGGTGCGTTCGTGGGCCGAGGATGCGTTGAAGCGTGGCGTCAGTGCGATCGGCCCGGATGGGTCCTTCGACATTTCGGCCCTGTCTTCTACCGAACTGGAAGGGCTGCTGAAGACCAGCATTTCGGAGGCGTTCCGGGCTGGTGCGGTTTCGATGACCGCTCAGTATGCCCCGGACGCCGAACCGCTTACGTCCGAAGCGGCCCGGCAATACATCGCCGACTACAACTTCGATCTGGTGAAGGGCGTTACCGAAACCATGGCGGACCAGATGCGTACCACGATTGACGCGGGGCTGGAGCAGGGCAAGACGATCAACGAAATCCAACAGGAACTTACCGACAAGATCCCGGAGGTTTCGCTGAACCGTGCCGAGGTGATTGCCCGGACGGAAACGTCGCGGGCCTACCAGCATGGGTCGCTCAAGCAGGCCGAGGAACTGGGCTTCGACTCGAAAGAATGGCTGCTGTCCGGCAACCCATGCGGGCTGTGCGAGGGGGCAGATCGGGCGCTCTCCGGCAAGATGGTCCCCATCAAGGAACCATTCTTCAAGGCTGGCGACACCATCGCAGGCACGGATGGGAAGGTCTACGTCATGGCGAGGCCGGTCATGGCTGCGAGCGACATTCACCCGTCATGCGGCTGCGTCGGTATCCCGATGGTCACGGAGGACGAACAATGAACTGGAACGACTACCGGGCCAAGGCCCTCGAATCCGTAACCCGTCGGTATCGCGACGCGGGCGGGAAGAACGCCGTCGTCGTGAAGGCTGGCCCCATCGGCTCGCCCGAGCTGGCCCGCACGCCCAAGGCCGGGGACCCCTTCGAGATTCTCTGTTACGCCACCCGTGCCACCGTGGACCTTGAGGGTGAGGTGGTGCTACCCGAAGGCGGCGACGTTACGTCCTACTTCGCGAAGAACCGCACCCTCTTCGTCGATCACGAGTATGACATTCTCTCGGCGGTTGGCAAGTGCCGGTCGCTCAAGATGACCCCGGACGGATGGCTCTGCCGGTCTGCCCTCATCAAGTCGAGCGACAACCCCAAGCGGAACGCGGTGCAGGCGTTGGCGGAATCGGGTAACATCGGGCACTCGATCGGCATGGAAGTGCTCGACGTGTCTCCCCCCGGTGCTGACGAGCGGAAGAAATACCCCGAGGCCCGTGGTATCATTCGGGCGTGGCGGTTGCTTGAAGTGAGCTATACGGCAATCCCGATGAACGGGGATTGTCAGAGCGAGATGATGGAAGCGGGCGAGAAGTCGCTTCGACGAGTGGTGGTGATCTGCTGACGCGGGGCACCACGGTTTGACCTGACGGCCAAGTCCACGCGGGAGCGGCGTTTGCCCTGTCCTGCGGCGCGAAGTCCTAGGGGTGTTTACTCACCTTCTTTGGAGTTTGCGAAATGGACTGGAACAAGATCATCAAGTTTGCGAAGGCTCAGGGTTACACCGGCGGCGACGCCGACGCCCAGGCGGTCAAGTCTTTCCTCGCGGCCAAGCTCATCACCCTGAGCGACGGCACGAAGGACATTGACGTTGAGGCGGCGTACAAGTCGCACGCCGAGGCGGCCCGCGCTACCCGCGTGGTTCTCGGCGACGACGAAACCGACAGCCTCAAGGCGCAGCTCGCCGAGTCGCAGGCTGCCACCAAGGCCGCGAAGGACGCTGCCCGCAAGGCTGCTTCCGCTGCGGTTCTCGGCGGTGCGGCTGACGACGACGACGCCCCCCAGCGGTTCACCATCGGCAACCACGCCCGCAAGGCCTTCCAGGCTCGCGCCAACGCGGGCGAAACCTACGTCAAGGATGCCGACTCTGCCGAGCTGATCGGTGCTTGGGCGAAGGCCGTGGCACTGTCCAAGGCTGGCGACACCGCGTCCAAGTCCTTCAAGGATGCCGCCGAAATCTGCCGCAAGGCGAACGTCAGCTATGACCTGTCGTCCGGCGGCTTCGGCATCCCCGAGATTCTCCGCAATCAGGTCATCGAGATTCGCGGTGCCTACGAGGCACTCGCCGAACTCGGCGTGTCGATCGAACCCATCCCGGCTCAGGGCACCACCGTTTCCCGCATCACCGGCGGCGTGACGGTCTACAGCCCCGGACAGGGCGTCGCCGCGAACGAGAGCAACATCGCGGGCGATCAGGTCCGCCTCCAGCCGTTCGAGATGGTGGCCCTGTCCACCGTGACGAACCAGACCCTCCAGTCCAACAACTTCGACTTTGGGTCCAAGGTCGCGGAGCGGCTGCGGTACGCGATGATGAAGAAGCTGGAGGAGATTTACTTCAACGGCGACGGCACCTCGACGTACTTCAACCAGCGCGGCGTCCTCGGCAAGTTCACGCAGCTCGTGACCGACGCGGGCGGCACTTGGACCACCAACGCCGAGTATGCGGCTGGCATGGTCCGGGCGTCCGGCGCGGCGTGGTCTGGCATCACCTACACCGACATTCAGGGCGTCATGGCTGCGATCGGTGCCCTCGAAGGCATCGGCGGCGTGAAGCTGGTGTGCTCGTGGCAGTTCTACCAGAGCGTGCTCGTTCCCCTCGCTCAGAGCAAGGGCGGCGTCACGGGTCTGGAAGTCGTCAACGGCATCCCCCGCTCTTGGATGGGCAACCCGCTCGTCATCTCCAACGCCCTCCCGCAGCGTTCGGCTGCTTCGACGGTCTGCCTGTACGCGGGCGACTTCGCCCTCGGCACCAAGATCGGCGTGGCTCCCGACACGATGAGCCTCAGCACCTCGACCGAGCGTTACTGGGATCAGCGTAAGGTTGGCTACCAGATGGCCCTCAACTACGCCATCAACGTCCACGACGTCGGCAACGCGAACGCGACGGCTGCCTCCCGCGAGTACGGCCCGGTTGCTGGCCTCATCACGACTGCCTAAGCCTGAACACCCGCCGGGTACTCCCGGCAGAAAGAGAGTTTCACAATGGACGCATGATTGCACAGAAGCTCAAGCGGCACATCTTCATCGCCCCGCAGGCGATCGTTGATAACGCCTCGTGGACTTCCACCGTCTTCGACACGCTCGGCTGCACCTCGCTGACGATCGAGTTCATCTTGGGCGCAACCGACATTGCGATGGTTGCCCTGAAGGTGCAGGAAGCCGACGCCAAGACCGACGCCACCACGCTGACCAGCGGCACCGACATTTCGGGTGCTGACTTCAGCGTGTCCCCGGCGACGCTCCCCTCGGCGACGGCTGACAACACTATCGTCAGCGTGACCATCCCGATCACGGGTGGCCGTAAGCGGTTCATCAATCTGGTTGCGACGGCTGGCAACGGTGCTGCTGGTACGTTTGCCTCGGCGATCGGTCTGGCGACTTTGCAGGAAGTCCCCGGCACCGCCGCTCAGTGCAACGTCGGTCAGCAGTTGATCGTCGCGGGCTAATCCCGGCATCCCCTTCCACCCTGCCGCATGGGAGACTATGCGGTAAGGGCTTTCACCTTCGGAGGCAGACCATGGCGACGATTGTTGTAGGATCGAAGATCGTACCGAGCGACGGCATGAGCTACCCCGGAGCGATCCAGTCGCAGAAGTGGCAGGTCATCCACGCCGATGCCGAGGCTACTGCCGAGTCTGCTGCGAACCTGCTTCGCCCCACGGCGTCCGGGCTCAACGCATCCGTGCGATACGTCAAGGTGCCCGAGGGTGCGGTTCGCTGCCAGTTGCGGGCTCAGTACGGCAGCGGTGCAACCATTACCACTTCGCCGGTGCTCCGCGTCTTCGGCCTTGTCGGTTCGCTGTCCGAAGCGGGCGTCGCGACCGAAGGCGACTTGTCGGTCTTCGCTCAGCGGCTCGACGCGACGGCGAACACCACGGGAACGACGCTGACCTGTGACGGCACGAACGACATTCGCGACGGGACCTATCAGTGGTCGCAGTGTCTTGAGAACCAGATCGACGGCTCGCCGTGGGTTGACCTGCAAGGGTGTTCCTACGTCACGGTCCTGACCGAGACTGCGGCAAGCATCAGCACGGCAACCGCCGTCCAGATCGTCTGCAAGTTCCTCAACTAAGGGGGGCGTTCCCGTGGCGATTGTGACCCTCAGCGACTACAAGACCTGGGCGGGAATCCCCCGCCAGGGTGACGATACCCGCATACATGTAATCGTCCACGCGTAGCACGCTGCGCTACAGCGGAAAGATGCGCGGTCACTGTAGCACGTGTTCGAGCCGGCAACGCGGCCTATGCACTACCTTTCGGACTCTGGGGTACTTCAACACCGCAAAGAGCCGGTAACGTCGATCACCAGCATCACGCCCATCGACGCTTCCAACAATCTTGGGACGGCGATCGACTCGACGGCGTACCGCGTGGACCTGCGTACGGGGATCGTGACGCTGAACGACGCCGAGTCTGGCCGGTACTTCTATGACGACGATGAGCACCTAGTCTCTGGCGGGTGGGGGACCATCCCGAACTTCGGGCGGGTGCGGATCGTGTACGTCAGCGAGGCTGCGGCGGCTGATTTGGAAATGGCGTTGTATAAGACCATCGACGGGGTTTATGCGGGGATCAGGCGGGACTCCGGCATCGGTTCGCAGAGCGTGGGGAACTGGTCTATCACCTACCGATCGGCTGACGAAGGCATCGCGGCGCAGAACGCACTCCTCTCCCCGTATCGGTCAGGGGCCGGGGGGGTGGGATAATGCCTGCTATCTGGTCATCCATGCCGGTTCCGTGGGACATGCTCCCGCAGACGGTGACACTGACGACGAACACGGGAACGCAGCAGAGCAGCGGTGCTATAACGCTGACCGACCCGACGACGGCGACGGTGATGGGGAACCTGCAACCGAACAGCAGCGGCGACGGGATGATCTACAAGCGTGAGACGGGGAACACGCTATACACCCTGTTCCTCGCACCGACGACTTCGACGGGCGCGAACGTAATGGACACGATCAGCCACATCACGACGGCGACGATTGACGGCGTGGTGTACGCGATTCGAGGCGAACCGATGAATCTGTGTTCGCACGGTGCGGTGTTGCAGTTGAGCGTTTACAGGGAGACTTGAGTGGCGACGTGGGACTGGTCCAAGTTGCAGCCGTTCGTGAACGCGGTGAAGACCGCGTGCAATGACGGTGCGCTCGGGGCTGGTGTCGCGGTGGCGGGTCTTGCCAAGCGGAAGATACAGCGTCTCGGACGGTTCACGGCGTCAACACCGGGCACGCCTCCCGCGTCCAAGCGTGGGCAGTTGCGTAACAGCATCCAAGCCCAACGGTCGAAGAAGCCCATGACCGCTGTGATTGGTGCGGGCGTGTTCTATGGCGGCGTGCTTGAGACTGGCAACTGGGGCAAGCCGATCACGGCCAAGACGACAAAATACCTCCCGGTGCCGATCAACGACGCCGCCAAGCGGCTGCACGAAACCAAGGGAACGCAGAGCCTTCGGGCGTTCAACATGCGGCTTATCAAGCCGATGTTCGGGCGTCAGGCATTGCTTGTCGGAGACGCGGGCGTGCGTACCCAGCAGTACGTCACCGACTCAGCGGGCAAGCGGCGAACGGTCATTCGCAAGGATCAGCCCGTATTCGTCCTGAAACGGTCCATCACGATCAAGCCCCGACCGTTCCTCGTGCCCGCGTTGAAGGAAGCCAAAGGTAACGATCAGGTATGGGGCGGGTTCGCCCGTGCGGTCAATGCCGGTTTGCGTAAGGCCGGATTCAAGACGAAGGTGGTGCGGGCATGAACCCAGCCGTTATCAGTCGGGCGATCCTCACGCGGCTCAAGGCCGATAGCACGCTGTGGAGCGGCGGGGCGTGGACTTCGGCCCTTGCCGGCGGCGCGGCGTGGCCGAAGGGCGACCCGACCGTTTTGCCTACGTTCCCGAATATCGTGTGGGGCGTTGAGTGGACGGCGGACAACGCCTTCAGCGGGATCATGGGCGAGGGCACGGTCACGTTTGCGATCTTCGACGTTCTCGGAAGTGCTGGCACGGATCGGTTGGAAGTGCTGATTGACCGGCTCATCGGCGATGCGATGCTGGCGAGCGGAACGGTTCCGACGCCTACCTACGGATTCCACAATCACAAGCTGGCCCTCCCGTCGCTTGGCAGCACGAACGTCCAAGGTGCGGTCGCGGCCCACATGAACTACACCGGATGCACACTGACGCCTGGCGACACCGATACCGCGCTCACGGCAACGGTTACGTTTACGGTCCAAACATCGAACAACGCGGCGAACCCGTAGGAGTCTGACACATGGCTTTCCCCATCAATGGCGCAACGGCAACGATCAGCAGCGTTACCGCTTCGACCGATCTGAAGTATCTGACCGACATTCTCAAGATCAGCGAGATGACGTTCAACGTCGATTCGGATGAGTTTGACGTGTCGGAGTTGTCTGGCAGCGGCGCGGCGGCTGAATACATCACCGGCCTTCGCTCGGCGACCATGGACTTTGCGGGGCTGTGGCCGAAGTCGGCCCCCCGCATCGGCAACGTCGGGCTTGTCACGATCAGCGGCTACACGAACTTCGTGACCGACTATCGGATTGACGTGGACTTCGGCGAACAGGAAATCACGGCGTTCGCGGCGACGGCTCCGACGGTGAAGGCATACATGCCGAGCGGGTTGTTCTCGTGGGGTGGTTCGTTCAACGCCCACGCGATCGACGACGACCCTATCACGCTGACCCACGACGCGGCGTCGAGTGGCACGGCTGCCACCTTCATCCTCTCGAATGAGGCGACGAACGACAGCAAGCTATCGGGTAACGTGCTCGTGACCCGCATGGGCCACGCGATCCGCAAGGCGGACAAGCAGGTTCTCGCGTACTCGTTCCGTGGGAATGGTGCGTTGACCGAGACGGCGGGCGACACCTATGACCCGCTCCGCCTGGCACCGGGTACGTCGGCTGGCACGGCTACGGCTTGGGGTGCCCCGTCCTTCACCTACGCATCGGATACGCCTTCGATCGTGTTCAACAGCTACGTCGGCGGCGAAACCCGTGCGTACACCGCAACCGGCTTCCTCAAGTCGGTTTCCATCGAGTGCAACGTGGGGCAGCCCATCCGCGTCAGTGGTCAGATCCGAGTGAGCAAGGTCTTCAGCAACACCTAAACCCATGGCAAACGGCGACCCCATCGCACGCGGCACAATCGAACTCGGGGCCAACACGGCCCCGATGGAAGCCGCATTGACGGATGCGAAGGGCAAGGCGGTCGAGTCCGCCAAGCAAACTGAGAACGCCGTACAGGATGCCCGTGAGAAGGTGAAGCAGGAGCGGGCTGCGAGGATTGCAGCGGAGGAAGTGGCACGGGCTGCAACGCAGGTACAGACCGCAACGCAGCCAGCATCGCAGGCCGCCGAGAGCTTCGGCAAGCGGATGCAGAAGTTGACCGAACCGCTCCGGGCAACGGTGGGTGCGTTCACGGCGATCATGGGTTCGTTCACGGCGATCGTCGCTATCGGCGGTACGGTCGCGGGCGTGTTCATTGCGATCGGCAAGGCCCTGACCGCGAAGGCGGACGCGGCGAAGGCGGCGGCTGCGGAGCTTGCGAAGTTCCAGCGGCAACTTGAAATCTTGCGGAACAGCGACGTTACCGAGGCGTTGGACCCAGACCCAGAGGGAACAGCGATCAAGAAGCGGTACGCCGAGCGGCTTGAAGCAGAATATGACCTAACGCTAAAGGCCGCTATGGCAGCCGAGAAGGCTGGAAACAAGCGGCGTGCGGAGGAGATTCTGGCAGATGGGAAGGCGACCGAGCTGCGTTTGAGGGACGAAGAACAGAAGGAACTGAAGTCGGCTGAAACGCGGTGGAGGCTTCGGCAGGGACTTGCAAAGCAGGCCGAGGAAGACGCAGAGAAGGCACGGCTTGACGCGGTGCGCGAAGCTGACGATGCGTTGCAGGAAGAACGCAAGCGCGACATGGAAGAGTTGATGGGGTACTGGACCGACATTCAGAACAAGGCAGATGCAGACCGTGCTGCCGCCCAAAGGGATCTGATGCGGCAACAGGCCGAACAACTCGCCCAACTCCGCAACGACATAAACGCCCTCTACTCCTCGGGAAACCTTGAGGTAGGTATCGGGCGGGTCGCGTCGCTTCTCGAAACGCTCATCGCCAAGACGGAGGGGCGTCGCTAATGGCACTCAACGAAGTCATCGACACTCGGCAGATCAGCAAGGACGCCAACGGCCAGATTGCGGGCTCGCGGACGTTCCATGCGTTCGTCACTTCGCCCGCTGCTGCCCTTGCCGAGTTTGACTTGGACCCCGGCACGCGGTTGTATCCCGACAACGCGGCCCTTGTGTTTGACCGGGTGGACGTGCGGGGTACGAACGGCAACACGCTGTACGTCCTGACGGCGACATACTCCACGTTTCGCGGCGGGCGTCGGCAGCAGGAACCCGAGACGACGACCGAGAACCCGTTCTTCGGGTGGGACTACCAGCGTGAGACGGTCACGCTTCCGGCTGCGTACCTCCAAACGCTGACGACCCGTAGCGGGGACCTGTCCGACACGAAGACCGTGTGGAACGCGACAACGGTAAAGGTGGACGAGCGGCGTGTGCTGCGAACGGTGACGGTTTCGTTCGTGACCGACAACGCGGCGAACCTCGACATAATCGCGGATCAGGCCCGGAAGATCCACAAGATCCGGGGGCGTGAGTACTTGTTCCTTGGGGCTGACGTGGCACAAGACCCGAAGGACGCGACGCGGTATCGGATCAAATACACATGGGAACTGGACCGGGGGACCACGATCCAGCAGACCCCGACGACGCTCATCATCTTCCCCGGTGCGCCGGTGCCCGATCCGGGCGGGCCGGAACGGTACATGTACCTCCTCGCACCGGAAGAAGCGACCATCGGCCCCAACTCGGTAACGCTGCGGCGTCCCTACCGGACGCTTGACGTTGTGGCTGCTGCCGATCCGACGTTGCCCCCGGTGGCTGTCGAGATTCTGGCGTATGACGAAGACCCGGACGGGTGGCGTGGGCTGCCGGGTATGGTGCCGCTGTGAACCTCTCAGACGCTCAGGTTGTGGTCGGCAAGATCGTCGCGGCTGCTGGTGCGTTCGTGCTGCCTGACGGCACGACGGGGTACACGACGGCGTCGGTTTCGTACACGATCCTCCAGACCACCCCGGCTGGCGGCGTCATCGAATGGACGGGCCAGGTTCCCGAGATTCGGCTGTGGGGCGGCGATCAGGTCATCGACGCTATGGCCCTCATCGGTCGTTCGTGCCTTGGCGTGGTCGTCGGCGGCGAGCTGCGGTGGCACTTCCCAGAACCGGCGGCCCTTGGCGGCTGTCCTACCTCGGTCGGCGGCAACGGCCAACAGTCGCCACTGGTTCGCGGGTCTACCTTTGATCCTGTGGAACCGCCGACGCCTGGCGGCACGGCGACCGGCCCCGGTGCGGGTGGTACGTCGGGTGTTGGTGGCGGCGGGATTGGGGAGAACTGATGCCAGCGTACACATTCAACGCCTGCAATCTCCGGTACGCTGGCACGCTGCACGATGCGGGCGGGCGGCTGGTGGTCGTCGATGCGAGCGGGTATGACGTGTTCTCTGTGGGGACTCAGCACACCAGCGGCACGTTTGCCACGGCGGTACTCGCTGTGAAGTGGGCGAACGAAATCGGCGGGCCGTGGTTCGACTTCGACACGGCTATCACCATCGCGGCCAACGGCGGCAGCGGTCTGGTTGGCGTGGTGGGGCGTTACGTCGGGCTGATCGTGGGCACGGGGGAAGGGGCGGATGGGTTGATTGACGTGGCGATTCTGACCCGTAACAGCGACATTCCCACGGTGGTGACGGTATGACCTACCAGCGGCCTAGTGCGGGCGGTGGTGGCGGGGCACCGACGAACGCCCAATACGTCACGCTGGCGACCAATGGCAGCCTGTCGAATGAACGGGTGCTGACGGCTGGCAGCGGTATCTCGATCACCGACGGCGGGGCAGGGTCCACGGTGACGATTGAGGCGACGGGCGGCGGCGGCGGATTGTCTCAGGCTCAGGTACTCGCGAGGGCTTCACTAAGGGTCTAACCATGCTTCTGCTGACAGACACAACCCATTCAGTCGAGCTGGTCACCTCGAGCACTTCGGCCCTTCACGTCGTCGCGTCGTGGGTGGACATAACGACTTCGGACTTCACGCCCGGATCCACGAACACCACCATCTCATCGGCGACCGATACCGCGATCATCGCGGCCCCGGCGTCGTCCACCCAGCGGCAGGTGAAAGAGGTAACGATCCGCAACGCGGGCGCTGCGGCGAACGTGGTGACGGTACAGAAGGACGTGAGCGGGACCGAGTACGAGCTGACGCCTGACGTAACGCTCGCTGCTGGCGAGGCGTTGTGCTACACCGACGGCCAAGGGTGGTTCACGCTGGACGCCTACGGGCGGCGTAAGACCACGGCGAGCGAAGTTGCGGGAACGGCTGGGCGTTCGGTGTCGATCCTCAAGGTTGGCGCGGCGATGGAGGCTATCGGCGTTCTCCACTCACACCGGGCATCGACGGGGTTTCCCGGCGCGTGGACGCTTGGTTCTCCCGGCGTTGCGGGGGCAGAGTTGACCAATGCAGACGGCGGGTGCATCCCCTTCACGAACGCAAGCACGGGCGGTATCTACCTCACCGGTTTCTCTGGTTCGATGAGCGTAACAGGCGGTATCTGGCTTGTTGACTTCCTGTGGTACAACACCGGGCTGACGGTGACGACGACGACGGCCCAAACGGTCAACAGCGTAGCTTTCCCGGCCCGCGACCTGAACGGGTCTACGAACGGCGAGGGTGTGGAGTTTGGCATCCTTGTAGCGACGGCGACCACCAACGCGGGCGCGGTGACGAACACCACGGCGAGTTACACCGACAGCGACGGGAACGCGGGGGCGACGGCGACCATCGCGAGCTTCCCCGCGACGGCGGTAGCGGGCACCATCGTGCCCTTCCAACTCGCGGCGGGTGACAAGGGCGTTCGCTCGATCCAGAGCGTGACACTCGGAACGAGCTACGGCGGCGGTGCAATCTCGGTTGTGGCGTTCCGTCGCATCGCGTTCATCCCTGTTCCCGTCATCAACGTGGGGCAGGCCGCGACGTTTGCTGGTGCGCCGGGCGTGAGGCTGTACGACGGTTCGTGCCTTCACATCCTGCAACTCCCGACGGCGACGACGGCGACAACGGTTCAAGGCGTGGTAACATTCGCAGAGCGATAACGGGGGCGACCCCTAGGAGCGTGGTTTATGGCGACGGCATATCTGAACAACGGGGCGACTTCGCTCGCGGCTATCAACTGGTCTGACTCAACGGGGTTTGCCGCGACGGCTGAACTGGTCATTACGGGTGGTTCTCAGAACATCACCTCGGACGTTGATCAGGGCGGTTCCGGAAACATCCGATTCCTCCGCATCGCCCGCGACTTCTCGGGCAACATCGGCACGGCATCGGCCCCGCTGGACTGCGACGCCACCGACGGCACGGCTGCCGAGTGGTCTACGTCGGTTCCGAATGAGGGTCGCATCGTTCACGCCGGAACGGGCTCCCTGTTCTTCCAGTCCGACGCGGACGGCATCACCAACTTCATGCAGGACGGGCCGGGCAAGTCGTTCTTTGTGTCTGGTTCGGCCAACTACGTCCGCGTCAACGCGGGCACGTTCCAAGCGGAGGCTGCTTCCACCATCGCCACCAAAGCCACGCTCAACGGCGGGTCCGCTACCTTGCTCGCCAAGACCACCGGACCCACTACCATCGACGTTCACGGCGGCTCTCACGTTCTCAACCGGCCCGGCACCACGATCAACGTCTACAGCGGTCGCGTCATCATCGACTGCGGGAACGCTGGTTCCACGGACGTGACCATCAACATCCACGGTGACGGCTACGTCGAGATTGTCCGCCTCACCACCTCGGGCACGGTCAACGTGAACCGCTACGGCGGGATGTTTGAGACTGGCCGGATGCAGAAAGACCTGACCATCGCCACCATGTATACCAGCAGCCGGGCGAAGTTTGGCAGTCTGCCCAAGGGCGGCGGGGCGTTGACGATCACGAACCAATACAAGCTCGACGCCGACGCTCAGGCCATCTGATGAGTCGCATCCTCTCCATCGACGGCAAACTCGTATCGGTGGCGGGGTCGCTCCTCGCCACGGGTGGCGGCGTCGATTGCTGCTGTGACCCCGCAAACGCGATCCTGTTCGTCGAGTGCTGCGACGGGGACCCGCGTTTGTGGATTGCCGAGGCTGCCGTGGTCGGTTGCGAGACGGTGAAGGTGGGTGAGTTCTGTTACCGGCGGACGGGCGAGACGGCGAAGATCCCGGACCTGGAATCGGCGGGCGTCGCGGTCCTGCGGCAGTTCAACACCCCCGCCGGTGATGGGTGCGTTCCCAAGTGCTTCGCCGCCCCGTGTCGCCAGTGCCCCCGCGAGTGCTGCCTGACCGTGCAAATCCCGGCCTGCCGCAACATCGACGCCAGGCGGTGCTGTGGGATGGGGTCCGCGTACCGGCTCGAATACACCGAGACGCGGGAGGAAGTGGTAACGGGCTTCGATTGCCCAGGCGGCGGGTGCTTCGCGTCGTTCGGCGCGTGCATCGGGTTTGCACCCCCCGGCGGCATCCGTAACGAGCGATCGGTCCTGACGGCCACCATGATCTACGCCGGTCGCGACGGCCTCGGCGTTCCGTGTGCGGGTGTCACTGAAACCGCCAACAGGTTCTACCGGCGGACGGGGCAGTATTGGACGAGGGACGCCTACCAGCCGGTGCCGCAGTTCGACCCCACGGGGATCGTCCCCATCAACGGGCGATACGAACCCATCGACGAACAGTGGCAGGACGACCAGCCCCACTTCGGGCGGGGCGAGCATCCGTCGGTTCACTACATGGAAACGGATGCACTTGACCCCAACGGCTTCCCGATTGGGCAGGCGTGCAACTACACCCGGACGGTCCCATTCTGCCAACTTGGGGGACCATGCCCAAGCCCCACGAACCCCCTCGGCGGCGTCATCACCGAGAGCGTGGATGGGTCTTGGGATTGCTCCGGCGGGCGGCAGGTCCACGTTCTCGACAGGACCGACTACACCTGTGCACAGACCAACGGGACGAACCTCTGGACGCGGCGGGTTGTGACGACGACGCGGGAGTGGGCGTGGGTGGTCATGTCCCGCGAGGGGTGCGAGGGCGACCCGTGCTCGAGCATCCCCGCGACGCCGGGGACTGGGATACCCGTGGGCGGTCCTGTTGCGGACGGCGGTTGTGCGGGGTGTCGGGAAGGGCCGGGGCTTTGATTGGGGGACGCGATGACACGCGAAGAGGCCGAAGTGATTATGGCGAATGGGGCAGGACGCACGGCGCACCACAACGCCAAGGGCACAAAGCATCGGTACGGGCTAGCACGCTCGGCTGCCAACATTGAACAGGATCGACTTGGGGCGTTGGCCGAAGCGACGGTGGCCGAATACCTCGGGCTACCGTGGACTTCCAAAGACAACGGGAAGCCTGACGACGGTGTAGATGTGGGGGATTGCGTTGGCGTCCGGCACACAACGCACGCGAGGGGGTGCCTCATCATCCACCCAGAAGACAGGGACGACGTGTACCACGTCCTCGTTGTTGGCTCTGGGTGGCCACTCAGAATCGTCGGGTGGCAGGTTACTGGGTGGTGCAAACAGGCCCGCTTCTGGCGGGCTGACGTGCGGTATCCGGCATGGTTTGTCCCGCAAGCGGTCCTGAAAGACCCCGAAGTCTTGCGGCGTAGTTTGTAGGACCCATCACCGGGGAGAGCATCCCCGGCCAGACCCCCGGCAACGGGGGTTATCTTTGCGCCTACATCAAGCATCAACGAGCATCAACCAACATCAACGAGCTTCAAACTTGGCGACGGTTTGGTCTTCGCAGGCTTCCGCAGGTCTTCGCAGGCTTCCGTAGCCGTCGCGGAACTTCCGTGGAACTTCCACGGATGGCGTTTGGACGCTGGAAACGGCCTCGGATGTTCGCGGATGTTGTCCCCAAGTTCCGCGTACCATCCCGCCTATGCCCCTCGCCTCATTCGTCAGCCTCGGTTTGGAACGGGTTATGTCGATGGTGGCATCGGGCAAAGCCCCACCAGACTACGCATGGACCGCGTTTCGGGGGGCGTGGAAGTATGCCCGAATGGCCGCACTTGGCGGTGAAGCCACCGCAGAGGCGTCGGCGGCTAGGGTGGCTAGGTGTATAGCCTGCGAGGCGTCCGACGCGACACCGACCAGCCAGAGCCAAACCACGGCCCATTGGTGCGGGCGGTCGGAGACGACCGGGCCTAACGCTACCTGTGGGTGCCTGGTCTACCTGACCGTGGGGGGTGTGGCGACGCCAGCGGGCAAGACCTGTGTAGCCGCCGAGAAGTGCCCCCGGGGCCACTGGTAAAAACACACACGGGCCTTTCGGCCCGTGGTGGAGTCGCCCGGTTGAGAGGGGGGCTACCGGGGACCCGTGTGTTTCACAGGCGCACCCGGAGCGTTGTCTAGGCACCTCATTAGTCGCTCGTACGCTCGGTTTATCGCCCGGTCGCTTTCAGCACCACAAAACGCATCAATGGCATCGGTAGCCTCGTGCCAACGCAAGAAGTACTGTTCCGCTTCAGAACGCAAAGACAGTATTTGCTCGTGTGCTTCCTCCATGGTTTGAGGCAACTTTTTAGTATACAACCCTTTCGATGCAGTCTTCTTTGGCATGGTCATCTCCTAGATCAACCCCACAGCGTACAGCAGAACGCCCATGATCCCAACGGCCAACGCGAACACCGCGACGATGTACCGGGCGGATGGGGTGTCGTCGTCGTTCACTTGGCAGCCTCCCTCTCCGCAAGCCTGCAAAGAACCGCGAGGCGGTAGCGGTCGGCGATTTCGTCGCCGGTGTCGGGGGTGCGGATCATCGGCGTGTGCGCGGCTTGTGCCGCCCATTCCGCCGTCACCTTCCACCAGTCCCACCCCTTCGGTATTGCCGCCGCCGCACCGTCGCGGGTGGGCGGGAATGGGTGGTCGTACTGAGAACCAGAAGGGTAGTCTGATCGTGATGGGTTCCAGCTTTCTAGGTCCGTCAGCTTACACCACACCGGATCCCCCTCGACACCGGCCTCGTAGTGCCACCCATCGTCAACCGCCAACCAATCCCGCAGTTCGTCAACCGTCGCCGTCATCGCTTGTTCGCGTGTCACTTCGCACCTCCCACCACAGCCTCAACCATGGCCCGACACTCCTCGTACCCCACCATCGCAACGAACGCGGCGGGGTCTTCGACGCCGAGAACGTCCTTCAACCAGCGTAGCAGGGAACACCAGCCCAACTCCAGTTTGCAATCCTCCAGCCACCGGATCAACTCGGCGTTGTTGATGAGCCCACGCTGGTGCGCGTCATACGCCGCGAGTTGGCACGTCGTGAGCAACTTCCAACAAGGCGAATCGCCAGGCGGCGGATACCACCGTGCGGGCGGGCCGATCATGGACGCGACGAGGGCGAGGGCGGCGATCATTGCGAGTCTCCGAGGTAGAACGCGGCGAGGGCTTCGAGGGGGGTGGGGTAATAATCAAGTTCTGGAAACGACGGGTAGACGGTCCATCTGCGTTCTGACGGAATGTTTCCTCGCACCATTAAGTGCGACCCATCCGGCAACGCCTCCACCCACTTCGCGAGGATCAGGGCGGCGGCAATGGAGTGATGGATGTGTACGCCCATCCCGTCCGACACCTGCCAGAACCAACCCCAAATGGGCGGGCCGCCGTCGCGAACGTCGATGACGTGCGAGTAGATGACCGACGCAGCCAGCTCCGGCCTCTTCGCGACGACGCGGGCGTACAGGTCGGGGAGTCTCGCATCACAGTACATCTTGTGAAGATTTGCCGGGGTCATGGTTGATACTCCATCCAGAACGCGGCGAGGGCTTCGATGGGGGTGGGCTCAAACGTCCCGTAGATCCACTGTGTTTCGGTAGTAATACACACTCTCCAACACGGCTGCGCAAGGTCGGGTCTGTGCGCGTGGTGCAGCCAGTGGCCCACCGGCAACGCCTCCACCCACTTCGCGAGGATCAGGGATGCGATGGTTTCTTCTTCGGCAAAGACGCCAAAGTGCAACCACACGTCGGCACTCATTCGCAGAATAGAACCGCGTCGCCCGATATTTTCGACCGCCAGCTCCGGCCTCTTCGCGACGACGCGGGCGTACAGGGACGGGAGGTTCACGCGATCCTCCTTCCGGTGGCGTGGTCGAAGATCAGGACTTCGGAGTGTGGGCTGCACATTCCTTCGGCCCACACAATCGAGAGCGAAAGATCGGGATTGACGTGCGGCCAGTTGTGGCGGTCGCGTGGAGGGTCCATGCGGAACCGCACGGCGTACAACATCGCCCGGTAGTAGGGGCTCTTGGGCTTCTTCGCTGGCTTCTTACGCTTTGCCATTGGTGGACTCCTTCGCTGCGTTGGCTTCTCGCTTTTCTCTGAGTGCTTTTTCCGCCGCATCCCGTATGTGTTCGAGCGACCGTTCGTCGATTGGCGACCATTCGTTTACTATCCTTCCACCGCCCCACGGCTTCGGACCAGCAACGCGGAAGTCGTCAATGAGTACCGCAAACCCCTCTGGACCTTTGATAATCGCAATGTTCATCTCTTGGCCTCCTCCGCCCGCACGCAAGCGAGGGCAAGTGCGTACAGGTCGTGTACCGGGTCGCCGGTGTCGGGGACTTCAACCACGCGCCAGTTGTGTGCCCCACGCTCGCACGCTACCCATCGCAGAAACAGTCCGTCTGGTCGGTGCGACGTAGCCGCTCCATCTCGAAACCAGTACCACCCCTCCGGCACCGCTGCGTTCGCGCCGTCGAGGGTGGGAGGCATGGGGTGTGGTCCGAATCGAGTTACCTCGTATCCCCCTCGCGTCTCGACCTTCGACCACGGGCCAGATGGGTTAGTCGCCGCCGGTGGCACCCACCCTGCTTTCGCGGCCAGCTCGTCGCGGATTTCGTCTGTTGTCATGGTTGGCTCCTCATCTTCTCCAGCAACTTCTTCGCACGCTTGATGAACGCTTCCGACTGACGCACGTTTTTCGTGTACCCCCGTAGAGGCTTGCCGGACCTGCGTCCGGTGTGTGCCGCGATCGACTCTTCCTCGTAGTTGATGGCCCGGATCAGGGCTCCGTGTGCCAGTTGCATCTCTGCTTTAGTGAGGTTCATCGCTCCCCCTCCACCGCCGCGCGGGCGATGGGGTTGTTCATGGCGTCGAGCCAATCCGTGTTGAACGCCTCAACCAGAGGCACCAACTTCTCCACGCCGTCAACGTGTCGTCGCAGGCACGCCGACGCGATTCGCGGGTCTGCCATGTTCAGCTTCATCCACGCGGCTACACGAGCGAGCTTCCTCACCGCCTCCGCCTGGTCGTCGCGTTCCTTCGTCATCGCCGCGAGGGCGGTTTCGGCTTCCTCAGCGCGTTTCCGCCAAGCCGCGTGCATTTCTCGTTCGGTGCGCTCGGTGACTCCGCAGGTGCATGGCTCGTCGGGATTGGCGCGGTACGCACAGTTCGTCCCGTGGTGTTCTCTTCCCATTACTCACGCTCCTCTTTCGTTTTTGCATCCTCGGGGTGGAACGTCCAACCAAGTTTCTCCGCCGCCGTCATGCGGTCGTAGATCGTCGCGGACCACATCGACTCCTCCGTGTCCACCGCACGCATGATCGACATGGCTGAGTCCCACGGAAGTTTGAACTTGCCGGATGCCCACATGCTTACGCACGTTGGGGACAGGCCCGTGAGGCGCGCGACTTCGCGGATGCCTTTGGCGCGGATGGCTTCGGCGATGTAGTCGGACGGCTCGGTGCCCAACTCCAACCCCACACTCGGCCAGTGAAACTGGTACTTCACGTTCCCGCTCCCTTCGCGCTGTCGCGCACTGGCATGTACGGGTCCGGGTCGTCGTGGTCGTGGCCCGGCTTCAGCGTGACGTGGTCGCACAGAATCCCCGCCGCGTCGGTCTTGTCATGTGTGTCTGCAATCCGTTCCGCGTGCACATACCACGCCTTTGACCACGACCGCTTTTCTGCCTCCTCCTGAAACGCCCTCCACGCCAGCACCTCATCCCGCAGCGTGTCGCGTTCCTTCTCGGCACGCTCCGCCCGCTCCGCAGCGTCGAGCAACTGATCCGCGACCTTCAGCACCTCAAGGTCAAACGTGATTCCGTCGTCCTTCGCCTTCAACGCCCGCAGTCTGTTGATTTCGTCGAGTGTCATTAGTCCTCCTCTGCTTCACGCTTGATGGTTTCAATCTGCTTCACGGTTGCGGGCCTGTCGTCCGTGAGCAAGCCGCCCAGCGTCACAACGTCCTTAACGACCGCGACCGGAAGAACAGCCACATTCACAACAGTCCTAACCAGTTGACCAAAAAGCTTCATCGCTCACCGTCCTCTCTGTTTCGCGTCGTGTTCTCATCCATCGGCGAAGGGTCGAAGTCCAGCCCGCGTCGGGTGGCTGCCGCGTCGCCGCGACTGCCCCGCGTCTTGAGCGGCGGACCAATCTCCCCGTGCGACTTCTCCGCGTGACACTCGGGGCACGCTGCCCCGATCGTCGCGTTGCACGAACCGCAACGCCAAGCCTTGAACGTGTCGCCGCAGTATGTGCAGGCCATTAGGCGTCACCTTCCAGCGTGCGGAGGGCGGCGGACAAAGCTTCTTCAGCTTGTACGTCTAGCCACGCGGGGCAATGTGGATCGGCGCGCCGGTCTACGAGAGTTCTAGCCGCCTCCACCACCGCGAGCAGGGCGGGGAGGGCGTTGCGGGTGGCTTTGGCAAGCTCGACGTTTGCGGTTCCAACATTCGCGTCGTGATACGAACCGCACAACACGCCACCGCCTCCAGTAGCTCGCACAATGTCCAGGCAATCGTGCGTGTCGATGTACCACGGCCCCGCCGTCGCCTACTTCTCCAACTCCCTCAACCGTTCAATCGTCTTCATGCTTCACCTTCCTTCCCCACACTGTACCCGCAAAGTTATTTACTGTCAAGGTCAACCGGCGAGAACGACAACCTGACGCACCCCTTAGGCCACGCGACACCGTTCTCATCGACGTACGCCGGGTGGACCCGCAGGCCGCCCCAAACGGGGATAATGTCGCGGTCGTTCACCACCAGCCCCCATTCGGCTAACCCGTCCTGATACGCCTTGAGGCACGCGAGGGCGTTGTCTGGGTCGGGGTGGTGTGCCTTGCTCGGCATGATCCACAGGACCCTCATGGCACATTTCGCCCAACGCGGCGGGGTGACGCCATACCAGACCACACGGGCCAAGTTGCCCGCCGTGTTCTTCGCCGACTTCTTGAGCGAGTGGAACAACCGCCAATGCACGCGGGCGTTGGGGTTGAGCTTCGAGTCCGGGCGGGGTAGGTGGATGGTCAGGGTCATCCGAGTGCCCCGGCGTCGTTGGTGGCTTCCATGGCCTTACACAACACCGCCAACGCCTTACCTTCTGTTTCGTCGTTGTTGAGGCGTGCAAGGTCCCACTCCCTCCACGCCCGCACCTCCCGCCGCAACACCTCCACGTCGTCCGGGTGCGTTATCTCGGTGGGGTCGATTGGCTTGGGCTTCGCTTCCGGCAGCGTGCTACGAACCACCGCAACGTCTTCGCACGCGATGACCACGGCGGCCACCCCACGCGAACGCAGCGAAGCGACGATTTGCGACATTGCCGACGGCGGGTAGTTCGTGCCGACGCGAACAATCACAACATCCTCGGAGTAGGCTTTCGCCGTTTGCTCATCCATTCGTCACCTCCCGCCAGGTCATCGCCGGGCGTCCAGACTCTCGACAGATCCGGGCCGGGGCACGTTGCACCAGTCCCATGCGTTCCAACTCCGGCAGCCGACGGGCCACCGCGTACCGATCAAGCCCATGCACGCGGGCCGGTTCCGCCGAGGTGCAATAGCCATTCACGCGGACGGCTGCCAACACCGCCAACTGCTGCCGCCCCTGTGCCCCGCTCGCGATCATCTCGGCTGCCGCGAGGTGCGAGGTGTGCGGGTCGCTGTTGCGGGCGGGGAAGATTGTTGCTTGGATGGTCATGCTGTCACCTCAAGATCAAACCTGAACACGTACCGATGGGCGTTGATCCGACGCGAGTTGACGACGATTCCGTCCCCGATGCGGCCCGCCCGTATGCACTGAACGTACTTCGACGCCCGCTCTTTGCGAACCCCGATGCGGTCGGCGATCTGCTGCATCGTGTACCAGATGCCCGTGCCGATCAGGTCCGCGAAGGCTTTCGATTCCGGCTTGCTCATCTCGGTGATGGGTCGCCCGTGGTTCTGCGAGAGTTGCACGGGTGCGCCGATCCAGTAGACGCAGCTCTGGTCGGTCGATGACCACGTTGAGCGAACCTTGATGCCTTGGTCGATCATCTCGCACAACGCACGGTGAACAAGAACGCCCTGCCGCTTCAACTCGGTCAGCGTCACTCGGCCCGTCGCGGCTATCGCTCGGATCATGTTGGAGGTGTTGGGGGTCATGGCTCAATCCCCTTGATTTCGGTAGCATTGGTTGCAGCGCGGGCTTCAATGAGCTTGTTGGATGCCTGTATTACAGCACTACCCCACTTTCTAGCCTCATCCTCCGACATTAGCGCGGTACACCCGTCACCCTCAATACGGGTCCGATCCCTCCACGCCAGCACCTCATCCCGCAGCGCGTCGCGTTCCGTCGTCAGCCTGTCAACCTCTGCATTCTTCACGTCGCGGACAATCCGCAACGCCTTCACCTCGTCGCGCAACAACGCAATCAGCTCGCCGGGCTGGTGCTTCTCGCACGGGACGCGATCGTGCCCACACTGAGGGTGTGAGTCTCGGCACCGATGCCGATGCACGCCGTCCATCCATGACCACGAACCATCGCCGCACGCGGGACTGTCGCCACAGCGAAGGCATCGCGGGTTGCATTTGAGCATGTCGCAGTGTTCCATTATTCCTCCCCCTTGATCCGCACCGCGTACCCCTTGCCAACGTCACCCTGCGAGGGCCATTGGTTCCGGGTTTCGATGAGTCCGTCAGCCTTCATCGCGTTCACGATGGTGTTGATCGACGGCACCTGGTTCGCGTTGTCGTCGCCCCACTTGAGCGTGCGGCGAAGTTCAACGACCGTGACCCAGCCACGGCCAGAGATGGCGTCGATGATGCGGTTGGCGAAGTGGGTGTGGTTGGGTTTCATCCCTCACCCCCTACCTCAAGCTCTGCGCGGCGTTGGTGCTCGGCTACCAGAGCGTGATAGGCCAACGAAACCATACCGGCCAACGCGGGCAGAGTGTTGGCAGCTGCCAAGCCAGACATAACCCTGCACGAGTCTTTGATCGCCCGCAGATCCTCGTCGGTCAACGATTCCAACCAGTCACGGTGCTCGGCGTTGTACTGGTCACTGTCAGCCACGATGGCTGCGAGCTTGTTGCGGCGGTCGTCGGTCATGGCGTTCTCCCTTCGGCCTTGTTGATGGCGGCGCGGGCGTTTCTGAGTGCCGTATGCCAGTCTTGTTCTTCGCAAAGCGTACCCATTTGCACGGGTAGCCCGTTTGGGTGCGCAGTGGTCATTGCGTCCGCCGCCGCTTTGCACGCCGCGAGAAGGTCGGGGGCGGCGGAGATGAGATGGGCGTTAGCCTCTGGCTCTCCCACGAACATTGCCGACCGATCGCAGGCAACACGGGCAACCCGCTTGGCGCGGCCATACAACCCGCGACCCTCCGCTTGAACGGACGTTCCCGCGCTGTGCTCACGAATACTCCACGGTCCCGGTGTGTGGTTCACTTCGCACCACCCTTCGCCTTGAGTTCCGAAGACCGCGCGGCCTGCCTACGCAACGACTCGGCATCCCACACGTCATCAACGGGGCGGATGCTCCACTGGCAACGCATGAGAGCGGTCCCGTTCTTCCTGAGGAACGTGCGGCCAGCAGCCTTGATTGTCCCTGGTTTCACCGCCTCGACCTTTACACGTCCGACATAGCGGAACATATCGAAGAACGTGCGGCCCGTATCCGTGTGGATCAGCGACACTTCATCGCCGACGTTGATGTTGTCAAACATCATCGCCCACCACCCTTCGCCCGGATCTTCTCAAGGGCGAACTTGTTGACGTAGTGCCGCACATTGCCAGGCGGCTGCTTCACCTTCCTCGCCAGCTCGGGGACGCAGGTGCAAGGGTCCACGCCAGCGGCCTCAAGTTCGGCCACCAGCTTTCGCAGTTTACGGTCGAGGGGGTTGTTCTTCATGGGGTCATGGTACTCCGGGTGTTGGTGGGAGGCAAGTTATTTTCTGTGGT